AGTTGCTGGTATCAGTAACTTTAAGTTTAGTCGCAACAAAGAGTTAGCAGACTTACACTCATTTACGTTGCATGACGACAACCATAAGATTATGTTTAGTATTGCTAAACAATGTTTTAGAGGTACTGCACTCACGCCTAAGCAACACGAGCTTGTTAAAAAGCTATTAGTAGAGTACTACGCACCACAGTTTACAAAGCATAACATTGAACTTAAGAACCATTTAGATAATTTAAGAACTCCGTTAAGAGAGATAGACAGTTCGCATTGGGTTAAAATACAAGAAGTTACATATGAGAATGTAAAACAGCAAATGCTTGTTATTAGATTTCCGTTTAATAAAAAAGTTATTAATAGATTAGAAGAATTAAAAAACGGTAATAACAAAGATTATTTCTATGAAAAACACAAACACTTCTTTCCGTTAACTGAAAAATATGTTTGGAAGGTTGTAAATATTGCTAATAAGTTTCCTGCTAAGTTTGATATTTCTAACGAAGTTCAAGAAATATACAATGAGCTTAAAGTTATGGATACTAATGTTCACAAATTCCTTCCTGGCATTAAAGATTATAAATTTATTAATTACAACGAACTTGGCATTACTGAATGTACAAAAGATCTAGGACAACCAAATGTTAACAACCTCTATCAATATTTTGACCGTAAAGGTCTTTATGGTCTCGAATACTTTAATGACGTTGATGTCACAGAAAGTTTTAGAATTAATAACTGTGATACACTAGCAGTTAAGATTGCTAATAGAAGTGATCTTCAAATTTGTGTTAACAGTGATACATGGAACAGAGATCAACTTTGTTCTGCATTACAACAACTAGACCGGTTTCCGTTATTAGTAGTGTTAGATACACAAACTTGTTTAGATAATATAATTGAATTACACAATTCATTTGTAAATTTTATTCCAAAAGAACAAATGAGTGTTATGTTTAGATTGGACAACAAAGAATTAGATTATGCTAAGGAATTTAACCAATTTGTCCATGATAAGGGATTAAATAATTATGTTGACAATAAAACTAAAGTAGTGTATATTAGTAGTAATAAAGTTCCTAAGCCGTTATTTAAAAGTAATTGGAAACCAATAACATCGTTGGCTATAACAAGGCAACCATTGAACCTTATTAATGAATGGATATGCGGAATTGATCTAACAATGACATATGATGTTGGATCAATAGTAGCACCTTATAATAGATGGCAAGTTAAAGTAGAGAATATATGACAAGTTGTAGAATTGTAATTCAAGATGAAGTAAACGTAAAAGTTGAAAACTTGCCTGTTGAAAATCGCAGAAAGATTGCTAACAAGTTAAAGTTTCAAGTTCCTTATGCACGTTACTTGCCTCAATATAAACTAGGACGTTGGGACGGAACTGTTGCGTTCTTTGGTATTGGTGGTACAGGATATGTTAACCATTTAGATACTATTGTTAACAGTCTTGTAGAGCAAGGTGTTGAAATATCTGAGATTGTAGACAACAGAGCAAAACACGATTTAACATTTACAGAAATTAATGAACGCTATTGGGCAGACCAAGGTGTATGTTGGCCTGAAGGACATATGGCCGCAGGCGAAGAAATTATTCTACGTGATTATCAAGTTGAAACTGTTAACGGATTTTTAAATAATCCACAAGCATTACAAGAAGTTGCAACTGGAGCAGGTAAAACAATTATTACTGCAACACTATCACACCTAATGGAAAAGTTAGGTCGGACGTTGGTTATTGTTCCTAACAAGAGTCTTGTTACACAAACAGAAGAAGATTATGTTAACTGCGGATTAGACGTAGGTGTTTACTTTGGTGATAGAAAAGAATTAGGCAAGACACATACTATTTGTACTTGGCAAAGTCTAAACATACTAGATAAGAAAAGTAAAAACTATGACGATGTACTAACACTTGCAGAATTTTTAGATGGCGTACAAACAATTATTATTGACGAAGTACACCAAGCAAAAGCAGAAGTGCTTAAAAAATTACTTACACAAAATTTAAAACATGCACCTATACGTTGGGGCTTAACTGGAACAGTACCTAAAGAACAGTTTGAGTTTCAAAGTATCTTAGCAAGTATAGGGCCAGTCATTGGCAATATTAGTGCAAAAGAATTACAAGACAAAGGCGTACTATCAAACTGTCATGTTAACATTGTACAAATGATTGACATTAAAAGTTTTGCAGGCTATCCAGAAGAATTAAAGTTTCTAGTAACAGATGCAGAAAGAATAAAATACATAGGCAAATTATTAAACACAGTTTCACAATCAGGCAATACACTTATTCTAGTTGATAGAATTAGTGCAGGAGAAATGTTACAGGAAATTATTCCTGATAGCGTGTTTGTTAAAGGTGATATGAAATTAAAAGATAGAAAGGAACAGTATGACGAAGTTAAAGAAGCAACTAATAAGGTTATTATTGCAACGTACGGGGTTGCCGCTGTTGGTATTAATATCCCTAGGATCTTTAACCTTGTTCTTATTGAGCCTGGCAAGTCTTTTGTAAGAGTAATTCAAAGTATAGGCAGAGGTGTTCGTAAGGCAGAAGATAAAGACTTTGTGCAAATTTGGGATATAACTAGCACATGTAAATACGCAAAAAGGCATTTAACATCAAGAAAGAAGTTTTACAAAGAAGCACAGTATCCATTTACTATAGAGAAAGTGGATTGGAATTAATTATGAAAACAAAGGAAAATAAATGAGAATATTAACATTAGATAACGAATGTTATAAACTCGAGCATCTACCTGACGAATTAACTGACGATATTAGATTTGCGGTTTTGGATAATAGTAATCCAAAAGAACCTGACTTCTTTTATGTTCCTTTGATTTTTTTGGAGTCATTTAACTCACCTGCTATGGTAATGGAAATTGGAGGCAAAGAAATTACTATGCCTATTGATTGGCATCTAGCAGTTGGTGACAGTGGCGGTGCTGGAGATATTGAAGTACTACCATTAACAAGTTTAAACGATAGAGGCTTTGAAGCTTTCTTGTTTAATCCGTTAACTAGTACAATGATGAATTGGGGTGAAGTAAAAATTACTAATTTTTACAATGATGTAAAATGGTATTTCCCTAAAATGAAAAATGGACAACTATTAGGTGTACCTTTAACTGACGGTGCTAACCCACAATGTGCATGGTTTGTAAAAGACATTAGTAGACAAAGTGAAGTAATCGATTATGGGATTCTTATCTAAAAGTATTAAAGTAGACGTATACACAAACCAACAATATGCGTATGATCAATGTAAACCGCAGTTGGCTAAGAAGTATATTCCTGAATGGTGGAAAGGGTTACCAGCAAGTAGACCTTCACACCAAGCCTACTATAACGACTTACCGATAAGTTCAATGAAACAATGTCCTGCAATTAATGACATATTAAAAACAGGCATTATTTTCCCTAGTTGGTGTGAACTACACATGCGGGTAAACGAACATGGAGAAAAGGAAGTAAGAGTCTTTCCTGATTTTATTCCTGCAATACCGCATGACGAACGTGACTTTGATTTTCATAAACCCGGACTTGCACATGTTAAGTTAGGATCACCTTGGTTTATTAAAGAGACTACAGGTGTAAAGTGGGTATGGATTAAAACAGACTGGCATACTAAGAATCCATTAGCGTATTGGGGAGTTCCAGGTATTACAGAGTATAAGTATCAACATAGTGTATTAAATAATATTATGGTACCGTATAACAGTGAAGTTAAGATTCAAGTTGGTGATCCTTGGTTACAATTAATTCCAATGAGCGAAAAACCTATTGATCTTAATGTCCACTTAGTAGACGCTGAGACTATGAATAATTTAAATACAGTTAATATTTCCTCAGTAGGGAGTTATTTAAAAACCATACGCAATATAAGTAAGCAAAGGAAGTTAGATGAAAACAATTAGTGAAGAGTACGCTCGTCAGTTAGCACAACTACATGATGAAAAAGCAAGTTTTGGTGATGCTAAAGGATTGAAAGCAATTGAAAAATGGATTAAGGAATTTAAACCAGAATCTATTTTAGATTATGGATGTGGCAAAGGCGGGGTTGTACTAGCACTTAAAGAAGCCTATCCAGAAATTAATGCAATTGGATGGGATCCAGGAATGCCAGATTTTAACATTCCTGATAATAAAAAGCCAGCCGATATGCTTATTAGTACAGATGTATTAGAACATATCGAACCTTTCTTTTTAGATGACGTATTAAAAGATATTCACAACTTGTTTCAGAAAAATGCATTCCTTATTATTGCAACTAGCCCTGCTAAGAAATTTTTGCCAGACGGACGTAATGCACATTTAATTGTAGAAACTCCAGGTTGGTGGAAAGAAAAGATTGAAACTAATATGCCAGGCGTAAAAATTATACATCATGAGTTCTTTGAGAAAACAAGAACAGACAAGCGTGGTGGCGTACATGAAAATAACAAATACATAGTAGTGTTAGGAAAATAATATGAGCTTTACTAATTTAATTACAGAAGCTATTGATTCCGTATACGACGATATCAAAGCAAACAAAACTCCTACAGTCTGCGAGATGGGTAATCAACGTTTAAAGAATAATAAGTCACGAGCTAAAATTTTTAATGCACGTGGTATTCATAAACATGCTAACACAACTAAAGAATACTTTGAAGCATTAGGCTTTGGAAGATATCTTGCTATTGATGTTAACACAGAAAAAGATGCTGTTGCAATGGATCTTAATTTGGATTGCAAACAAGCATATAACTTTACTGAGCAGTTTGACCTAGTAACTAACAACGGCACAGGAGAACATGTATTCAATCAGTACACAGTATTTAAAAACATACACGACATGACCAAAGTAGGTGGATATATGATCCATGTACTTCCTTTTTATCGTTGGGTTGATCACGGCTTTTATAGCTTTCATCCTAACTTATTTTTCTGTCTAGCACACCAAAACGATTATGAAATGCATGGTGTATGGATTGGCACTAGTGACGGTGCTCACATTGAAAAGCTAGGACAAAAGTTATCACGTGACAAAGGTTACAGAGGTAAGTTTGGATTAGATCAATGGGAAAGAGATCCTATGGTTGTTGCTATTATGAAACGCAAAACTGATGCAGAATTTGAGATGCCACAGCAACACTTATATGCAGGTGATAATATATCTAGTGATGAGATTGCGAATCGTTACAAATGAACCAATATAGTGTATTACAAAACTTTAAACCAGAAAACTTAAGAATGGATCCTTTTCCTTATGTTGTAATTGAGGAAGTGCTACCTTGGGACTTGTATGAAAAGTTAGAAGCAGAGTATCCAGAAACATTTATTTCTAAAGGCGAAACAACCGGCTTTGGAACTGCACGTTATTTAGATCATGACTTTGATAAATCCGCAGTAGTAAGTCAAGCATGGCAAGAGTTTGCCGCATACGCAACTAGTAGAGAATTTAAAGACGAAGTTATTAGAGTATTTAGACCAGGTCTTGAACAACACTACCCACCGGGACAGTTTTGCCCTGAAGGGTTATACACCAAGTATATGCGTAGTGATGTTGCACCAAGACGTGCTCCTAAGAGCGGATCAATAAGAATGGAAATGCAGTTTGTTATGAATGCAATAGATAACATACAAATTAGAACTCCACATGTTGATCAAAGTAAAGAATTGTTTGCATGTCTATTTTATTTTAAGAAGCCTGAAGATAAAGGTACTGATGGAGGACTAAATGTATATAGAAATGTAGCAGGTAAACAATGGCGTAGAATAACAGGACGTGAAGCAGTAGCAGACGATATTGACGTAGTTGAACATGTACCTTACAAGCGTAACACTATGGTTATGTTTTTAAACACAGTGAATAGTTTACATGGAGTAACTCCGCGTGATAATCCAAATACTATTAGACGGTATGTAAACATCGATGCACATGTACAAGAGAAATTATTTAAATTCGTTGATTAGGAGATAATTATGAAGGCAGGAAAAATTTGGGGTCAAACAGAATTGATCCATGCGAACGGTGTACTAGAGTTTCACCGTATTGAATACAAGGCAGGTTTTAAATGTTCAGAACATGAACATCAATATAAATGGAACGGATTCTTTGTTGAATCGGGCAAGATGCTTGTTCGGGTTTGGCAGGATGACCAGGATGGTCTCGTAGATGAAACTATTCTTGAAGCAGGGGATTTTACACAGGTTAAGCCTGGAAAGATCCATCAGTTCGAAGGACTTGAAGACGGAGTTGCTTTCGAACTATACTGGGCAGAATTCAACCACAATGACATTGTGCGTAGAACTGTCGGAACAAAAGTAAAAAAATAACAGGAGATATATCATGGGAATGTGGGATTCAATTAAAAAGACAACAAGTAAAATAACTAAATCAATTATGCCTAACCCTACTGAGGTTGGTGAGATTGTTGCGGCAGAACAAAAAGCCGAAAAAGCAGTTAAGAAAACAGTTGGTGGAAAAGGTACAGTAACGCCTAAGGCTAAGCCTAAAGCACCAAAAGCCAAACCAGTAACAAAGAAAAAGGCTCCGGCTAAGAAGCCTGCTAAGAAGTAAGTCGTGGGAAGTTTACTTCCAAACGAAGCATTGATATACGAGCGAGCCAATGGTATTGTGTTCGCTCGGTATCGTGACCCTCCACACAACAACATACCTCGTTGGATCGTTGGTGGGGAAGCAAAAGCGATCAAAAAACATAATGGCCAAATGGACTTTGAAGAATATTTGGATATGGTAGATTGCGCCAAAACAAACTATACACTCAAAAAACAACTTGACAAAGCTCTCGTAATATGGTATACTATACGTAATGACACAGAAAAAGAAACTACCGCTGAATGAAATCTTTATGGCCTTGGATATGGATGCCAAGGGTGCGTATAAAGAATGGTCAGAAGAAGAGCGTAAAGAATTAAACTTTTGGTTGCTTAACCGTTATGCAAGTAGTGTAGGCGGATCGCAAGACGCAAAAGAATGGGCAGTCATTGCCACAAACGAATATTATAATAAGAATTGGAATGTGTTAGGAACAAGACATCCGCAACTACAATGGCAACTGTTGTGTGCAACACATAACGCAACACGTAAAAGCAGACACCATCAATGGTTAGGATTAAAACAAAAAGGCTCTGATAACAAGGCTGTTAAGTTTCTTAAAGAAATGTTTCCTAATATGAAAATAGACGAGGTAGAATTACTTGCTAGAATATCTACAACAAAAGAACTTAAAGAGCTTGCCGAACAACACGGGATGGATAAAAAAGATGTCAAAGTCTAACGAAGGATTTGAATGTCCATACTGTAAAGTATCGTACACAAGAGAAAAAACTCTTGCAGTACATATGTGTGAAAAGAAACGTAGAGCTTTACAAAAAGACGAGAAACGTGTACAACTAGGGTACTTAACGTTTAATAGATTTTATAAACTATGTCAACGCTTTGATGGTGTTAAAACATATGAACAGTTTTGCAATAGTCAGTACTACAATGCATTTGTAAAATTTGGTAGCTTTGTTAGTAACGTAAGACCGTTATACCCAGAGAAGTATATTGACTATGTAGTTACAAGCGGAGTTAAACTAGACCATTGGTGTAGAGAAGAACTATATGAAAAGTATGCACTTGATCTTATTCGTAAGGAAGGTGTTGAAACTGCTCTTGAACGTAGTGTTAAAAACATGATGGAATGGGGTGACGACAACGAAGCTAGGTGGCAAGACTACTTTAACTATGTAAGTTTAAATAGAGTATGTCAAGATATAGTAGACGGCAAAGTAAGTCCGTGGTTGATATTAAATTGCAAGTCTGGTAAAGAGATGGTGTCTAAAATGAATGATGAACAATTACAAATTGTATATGCTATTCTTGATCCAAGTCATTGGAGTACACGATTTAAAAGAAGTCCAGTAGATGTTGAACTAGTAAAAGAAATTGTAAAGAAAGCAGGATTATAATATATGCCAGATATTGATATTGACTTTGCAGACAGACAAATTATACTCGATAAATTAAAACATCGTGTAGCAAAGTTAAACACAGGTAAAAAGCATAACACAGGAATTTACGCAACTGAGATTCCACATAATCCTATTGACTTATTAAGCACAGTTGATCACGACACAGCAGAAGAAAGAGGATACTTTAAATTAGACTTTTTAAATGTATCAATCTATGATGAAGTAAAAAACGAAGAACATCTAAACAAACTAATGGAAAGGAAACCACTATGGCAACTTCTGGAACACGAGGACTTCAGCGAAAAAGTCTTTCATCTAAACGGGCACAGCAGTCTATTAAAAGTCTTGAAGCCCAGCTCGGTATTAGAATTGGCGGCGACACTAGCGATAATAAGACCAGCGAAGAGACATCTAGCGAACAAGAGTTGGGAAGAGATACACAAGGAAGTGTGGACAAAGCCAACTGATGGAGCATACTACTTTAAGAAAGCACACGCAGTAGCTTACGCACATGCTATTATTGTTCACATGAACTTATTGTGCGAAAGGATTAAACATGACAACGAAGATTAAATTTTTCACAGGGTACGAAGAACTAGAACAAACATTACCAGTATTGCCTGCATCAAAGTTTTGGCCTGAATGGTTTAAAAATCAAAGAGCTACTACAGATGACAGTAAAGAATATCGTAGAGAGTCAAGCACCTTAAGACGTTGTCCTGCTGTACTTGACGTACTAGGTATGGGTTATATTATTCCATTGTGGTGTGATTATAAAGTAACACAAGTTAAAAACATGCAAGATACTGAAGTACGTTATGCGACTCCGCCTAACGTTTCAAGTATGTTTACTGCACAGCTTCATCCAGAAGAACAAATGGACAACTATCCATTTCATAAAGATAGTTACAGAGGCGCATTTAAGTTTATGAATCCTTGGATGTTAAGAACTCCTCCTGGATATAGTTCATTAATTATAACTCCTACATATTCAAAAAATGATAACTTAGAAGTAATGCATGGAGTAGTTGATACAGATATCTATCATGAACTACACGTCAATACAATTTTTACTGCACCTATTGACAAAGAAATTACATTTGAGAGAGGAATGCCGTTAGCTCAAGTTATTCCTTTTAAGCGTGAAACATTTGAAATGGAGACGGCGGTTGGCGATCATCGAAGCTCACATAGTAAGATTACGCAATTCATACATAACAGCCTGTTTAAGGCTCAGCACTATAGACCAAAACTTTTAACTAAACGCTACAAGTAGATTTATTTGGGTTTACGTACTAGTTGAACACTCTTACGTTTTACTCTTTTAATTGCTAAGTTGCCTAAGTTTACAACCGGTCCTACTGTTACTTTTACATCTTTAGTATTCATTGTCATTAGACAATGTCTAAATGCAGGAAACTCTTTCGGTAGAAAGATACTGATCGGTATTGTTCGATTACTTTCAAACCACCATGCTTCTCCAAGATCAAGAAATGCTTTTTTCGATTCGTCTGTATTCAATGCGGTATAAACATACATGCTTGTTACATAATTATCCTGGTTGTTAATGATACCAACATACTCATTGCCACCATACTGTACGATGCTTAAGAACGGGAAGTTAGTTTCGATATCTTTTAGTAACATTGTTTCTCTTTAAGTTGAATAAATATGTATATGTCCCAATTAACATACAGATATTTAGCAAGTAATAGAGTTGGCCTAGTTGCGGATTTGGCTAATAACATAACGGAGTATAGACCAGTGTACCAGAGAACCCTACAAATATATCGAGGTATTGATAACACAATATCTTTTGAGATTAAAAATTCAGATCAAAAACCTGTAAGCATACTTAATACTTACACACCTAAGCTAATGGCATTCGATGAAAACAATGTATTAATTCTAGAGAAGACTGGTACCATCCTAGAAACAAGTACACCGTCAAAGAAAGGTCAGTTCTCTATACTAATTACTGCTAATGATTTGTTAGATATTAAACAACAGTATGTAAGTTATAATGTATTCTTAACTAAGGACAGCGACAATACTAACGTAGTAACATATGCTGATAGTCACTTTGGTGTTAAAGGCACTATAATGATTAGCTCAGAAGCATTTCCAGGACCAAGTGCAACGTACAGTATTGATACGTTTACTGAAACTAATCCAAGCACAGGGAATTATGTTAGTGAAACAATTACTGCTGAAGCAACACGTAATGGTAATTCAGCACTACACACAGCGGCAGTTTACTCAACAAACTTTACAGGTGATATAGAAATACAAGGCACGTTAGATAACCAAGTTACTAATGGAACACCGTGGGGTACTATTGCAACTGTAAGTTTAGCCAACGAAACACAACCAAAATATGTAAACTTTAATGGAGTTTACTCACACTTAAGAATAGCATATACTACTCCGGGATCGGGTACATTGGATAAAATTCTAGTAAGAAACTAGTTGACTTTTATGTAGACTTATAGTATAATAATACTATGAGCGGAATCGTACACGAAACTATATTAGCACACTTGCCTGCGAAGCGTAAAACTACACCAAGTGGTTGGACCAGCTTCAATGCTCCTTGTTGCGTACACAATGGTACAGGTGCTGATACTAGACAACGTGGTGGACTAATCCAAAATGCAGAAGAAGGTGTAAGCTATCATTGTTTCAATTGTGGCTACACAGCAAGTTGGAATAAAGGTAGACGTATTACCTACAAGATGAAAAAGTTCTTGCAATGGATTAACGTTAGCGATGATGCTATTAATAAACTATCCCTAGCAGTATTACAATTTGAATCCGACGAAGCTCTACAAGCAATAACACGTATGCCAGAGTTTAAGACAGTAGAACTGCCAGAAGGTGCAAAGCCAATAAGCGAATATACTGATACTACTGACGCTCATTTAATTAAAGTATTAGAGTATATGAAGTCAAGACAGTTGTACTTAGAAGACTACAACTTTCATTGGACACCTAAGATTGGATACAGAGATAGATTAATAGTTCCGTTTTATTTTAACAATCAAATAGTAGGATACACAGCAAGGAAAGTTACTGATGGTGCTCCAAAATATATGAGTGAGCAACAGCCTGGTTATGTGTTTAATATGGATCAACAAGACTATCGTAGACAGTTTGTTATTGTAGTTGAAGGACCTATGGATGCTATTGGCATAGAAGGACTAGCACTACTGGGTAGCGAAGTCAAAGATCAACAGCACCTACTCATCAAGTCGTTAAATAAGCAAGTAATACTAGTTCCAGATAGAGATGAAGCAGGACATAAACTAATTGATCAAGCAATAGAATTTGGTTGGAGTGTTAGTATGCCGGACTGGGATCAAGACATTAATGATGTGAACGATGCAATTACAAAGCATGGAAGAATATATACACTACATCAAATTGTAACACATGCAGAAAGCTCATCATTAAAGATTAAACTTAGGAGTAAAAAATGGTTTGGTTAAAAGACAAGTTACTATCTCCAATTAGATGGTACAAGAAATGGCAGAAGAATAGAAAATTTAAACAGAGGATTAAGGAACTTCAAAAGAAAGATCCTTTCATTTACAAATAATGGATTATGAATTAATTAGACCGTTTGGTCCTACTATCTATCGTAGCACTATGAGTAGCGAACTAATGGCATTGCTACATAAGTGTGCAACGTGGACACGTGATGTAAAAGAAAATGTGGGCAGTGATCTAGCAGGTAACATTGATGACCAACTACAAGCAATTATGGATCCTGATCAACAACAGGAGTTTATGAAGTTAGTAAGTACGCATTTAGCTACATACATGCAAACAGATTGGGATCATAGACAAACACATATGATTAACCCATCACTTGAAACACCTGACTTTGCAAGTATGAATTTTAATTTAAACACTGGACCGTGGATTAACTTTCAAAAGGCAAATGAATTTAATCCTATGCACAGTCACTCAGGAATGATTAGTGCAATATTATATATTGATGTGCCAGAAGTAATTGCAGAAGAAGCAAATGATAATTTAAGAAGTAATATGCGTTGCCCAGGGCAATTAGAATTCTTTTATGGTTCTGACGTATTAGGCGTTAATGGAACACATAAAGTAATACCAAAGACCGGAGACATACTATTGTTTAATGCAGGACTAAAGCATAGTGTGTATCCATTTAAAAGCGATGTTGAACGAATAAGCATGAGCTTTAACGTATGGAACGTTGAGCCAAATCATAACCAAGGAGAAGAATAGATGTTAGTACCAATGGTAGTAGAATCTACAAGCAAAGGCGAAAGAGCATATGACATTTACAGTCGACTACTAAAAGATAGAATTGTAATGTTAAATGGTCCAGTAGACGATCATAGTGCAAACGTTGTAGTAGCACAAATGCTTTTCTTAGAAAGTCAAGCACCAGAAAAAACAATTAACTTTTATATTAACAGCCCAGGCGGTGTTATTACTAGTGGCATGGCTATCTATGATACTATGCAATATATTAAAAGTGATGTTAGCACAATAGTATTAGGACAAGCATGTAGCATGGGATCATTCCTTGCACAAGCAGGCACACCAGGTAAGCGTATCCTATTACCAAATGCACGTACAATGATTCATCAGCCAAGCGGCGGTGCTTCGGGTATGGCAAGTGATATTGAAATACGTTACAAAGAGATTCAATACCTAAAAGAGAATCTAACTGACTTGTATGTTAAGCACAACTCAGCAGGCAAGACACGAGAAGACTTTATGAAAGACATGGATCGTGATTACTTTATGAGTGCCGAAGAAGCAGTTGCATACGGACTTGCAGATAAGATCTCGGAGAAAAGATAAATGATTATTTGGGGTATGGTTGGTAACAGTCACGATGCTAGTTTAGCAGTCTTTGAGAAAGGACCGTTTGACGATCTACGATGTCTGTGGGCTAGTCTTGCAAAAGACTTTAGTGACGTACCAGGAGATCCTAAACACAGTGACGAACAAATTGCAATGGCACGTAAACTATACGGCGAGCCAGACAAAGTTGTTTGGTACGAACTACCATACCTTAAATCATTTAGACAATGGCGAGCAGGACAAGGCACAATACGTGAAGTGCTTATGGAAAACAATATCACAAACTATCTAAAACAATGGGACATCAAATGCCCTGTTAGGTTTGCTAAACATCATACTAGTCATGCCGCATATGGATACTACACACAAGTAGAACCAAATGCAGTTGTAATGTGTTTAGACTCTATTGGTGAGTTTGAAACATTTACTATTTGGCATGGTGATAAGAATCGTAAACTTAAAAAAGTTTACAGTCAAGGATATCCACACAGCATTGGATTGTTCTATAGTGCAATGACACAACGTATGGGCCTTGTAGCAAACAGAGATGAGTATCTAGTATCACAAATGGGTAATGACATTGCTACGTCAGAAAATTTAGAATTGATCAATCACATGGTTGATACATTCATTGATGGACCATTAGATGGTAGTGTACCAGGTGTTAAGTTTAAACACAATCTACACCGTGGTGCTAGTTGGTACAAGTCAGACCTAACCACTGAATATGATATGAAAAGACTTGCTAATGCAACACAGTTTGTATTTGAATTGATTATTAAAAACCAAAGCACTTGGTGTAAAAATAATCTCCAAAGTCAAAATTTAATTCTCACAGGCGGATGTGCATTAAATAGAGATGCAGTAAATAGAATCAAACAAGATTGGAATTCAATTTACGTACCACCAAACCCGGGTGATCCTGGAAGTTGTATTGGTGCAGTACTTGCATTGGAGAAACGAGCGATTGACTTTGATCCAACAATGTGGTATAATAGTAAAGCATAACAAAGGAATAACTGCGTGAAACAAAATACTGATTACGGATTTGATATCCAAAAAACATATTTAGAAATTATGTTAAGCGATGCACAAACATTTGTGCGTTGTCAAGGTATCTTTGATCCAGAAAGTTTTGATCGTAATCTACAAGCAGGTGCTACATTTATTAGAGACTTTGTTGCAGAACACAACACACTTCCTACAGAACAGATTGTTAATAGTGCATGTCCAGGTACTAATTTAAAAATTCCAACAGGACTTAATGAACAACACTATGATTGGTTATTGAATGACTTTGAAACATTTAGTAGGCACAAAGCATTAGAAAAAGCAATTTTAACAAGTGCTGACTTGATTGAAAAAGGCGAGTATGGTCAGTGCGAGAGTCTAGTCAAAGAAGCAGTACAGATTGGATTACAAAAAGACTTAGGTATTGACTACTTTAAAGATCCTAAAGGTAGACTGCTAGGACTAAAAGACAACAACGGACAAGTAAGCACAGGCTGGGAAGCACTAGACAAGAAACTGTTTGGTGGCTTTAACAAAGGTGAGCTTAATATATTTGCAGGTGGATCAGGTGCAGGTAAGAGTTTGTTCTTGGCTAACCTAGGAGTTAACTGGGCAACGCAAGGTATGAATGTTGTGTATCTAAGTTTAGAACTTAGTGAAGCACTAGTAAGTATGCGTATTGACAGTATGATGACTGAGATACCTAGCAGAGAAATATTTAAAGATCTTGACGGTGTTGAAATGAAAGTCAAGATGATGGGCAAGAAGTCAGGTGCATTACAAGTCAAGTATATGCCAAGTGGTAAGACAACCAATGATGTAAGAAGTTATATCAAAGAGTATGAAGTTAAAACAGGACGCAAAGTAGACGTACTATTGATTGACTATTTGGATTTGCTTATGCCAATAGGACAAAAGATTAGTGCAGAGAACTTGTATGTTAAAGACAAATATGTAAGTGAAGAACTACGTAACTTAGCAATGGAACTGGGTTGTATTTTTGTTACAGCATCGCAGTTGAATAGATCAAGTGTAGAAGAAATTGAATTTGATCATTCGCACATTAGTGGTGGACTTAGTAAGATTCAAACTGCTGATAACGTGATTGGTATCTTTACAAGTAGAGCTATGCGTGAACGTGGTAGATATCAAATACAGCTAATGAAGACACGTTCATCAAGTGGTGTAGGTGCAAAGATTGATCTAGAGTTTGACATTGATTGTTTGCGTATTAGAAACTTAGATGACGATGATGACGGCAGTGGTTATGGTGCGGCTCCGCAGAGTAGTATTATGGACAGTCTAAAACGTAACACCAAAGTTACCACAGACAAAGAACCAGACACACCAAAAGAACCCAACGAAGGTGCTCCAATAGGCAAAGTAAGAGCACAAACAGACAGTACTAAACTTAGAAGCTTCCTTGCTAATCTAGGTGATGACGATGAGTAGAAAGATTTATTTCTTTGGCGACAGCTTTACAGTAGACTACGAAACAGATTGGACTTGGACAAGACAACTTGCAGAGAAACTGCATGTGGACGGATTAGTCAATCACAGTATGGTAGGTACCAGCAATGACTGGATACTAATGAAGCTACGTGAATGTATTCCAACACTAACTGCCAATGACATAGTTGTAGTAGTTACTACAAGTTTATATCGTCATTGGTTCATCAAAGACTTTCCAGAACTATCAAACTATATGATCGGCAACTGGTCACAGATGGCCGCAAAAGAACACATCGATCAAGATGTAATTGATAGTGTACAAGGTTATGCTGTAAATCTACAACGCAACGACATTGATCAGTTTAGATTTGAAACACAGGTAGCATGGTTAAAGGGTGTACAAACAACTGTAGGTTGTAGTCTGTTGTTGATACCGGGTTTTGAAATGCCCATTGACTTTAAAGGATTGGTTAGAGTACACGGTGATATGACCAATACACTAAGCAACAATGAATTCGTTACACTAGAACAAAGAGACCTATGGTACCGACGAGGCATTGACACTCGATACAATCATATGATTCGCGACAACCATGACTTGCTATCAGACAAGTGTCTCAACAGCATACTCACAGGAAATGATTTGGATCTCGCTGATGGATTCAAAATACATCAGCTACACAGCGATGACAAAGACACACACAAACAAATTGGACCTAAACTAGTAGAACTAAACAAACAGCTATACGGGAGTTAATATGCAAGTACATATCAAAGACATTGGTGGTGAAATTGTAAAAGAAGACGATCGCTACATAGTTAAAGACAATACAAGTCTACGTAACCTAGCATTGAGTAGTACATTTCTTACAGCAGGTAAGAGTACTACAGGACATGCACATGTAGGACAAGAAGAAGTATACTACTTTGTAGAAGGTGTAGGTGAAATGGAATTGATTTCAACCAACGGAGAACGCACACTAGAGACTGTTGGTCCTGGAAGCGTGGTACTAAT